GTATGAATGATTGTGGTGGTTATGCTTCTGCTTTTGGTGATCATTTAATTACCAATATTCAGTTGAATCAAAAACAACCGATATTCAACCAACCACATTCCATGAAAGATACTAATCGTTTCGAACAACAATTCCAACAATACGTAAATGATAGAGATGCTGCCATTAGTCGAACACAAAAACCACCCACACCTATTTTTGCATTGGATGGTAGTCACGAATTACAACAACAAAAAAAATTAATGCGCCAAATGGAAATGCAAGGTTGTTATGACAATGGCAATAATGGTAATAATGGTATAACTGGTGGCATGTGCAATGGTATGCCTGCAGGCATGGCTAATTTGCCCATGGATGACCCATTTGCCGCTCTTTTGGGTCCCGGTGCTCCATGCCAAAATATGGGACAAATAACTAATATGGGTATGGGAAATCCCCTCATGCCCATGTCCACCAATTTGGTTGGCCAAAATAATTTTTCCAACCAAAATCCTCTCCTGAGTATGAACAGTATGAACAATTTGAATGGTATGAACAGTTTGAACGGTATGAACAACATAAACATGAATAGCATGAATGGCATGAACATGAATGGCATAGATGGTATCAACATGAGTAACATGAATATGAATGGTATGAATGGTATGAATGGCATGAATGGCATGAATGGCATGAACAATATGAATGGCATGAATGGCATGAACGGTATGAATGGCATGAATGGTATGAACGGTATGAATAATATATTGCAACCTAATAACATGATGAATCCGATGAATATGATGAATATGAACTCGAATGATAATAATATGATGCTTGGTAATATGGGTATGGGATCAAATATAATGAACATGAATAATATGAGCGGTAACTATAATGGTGCATGCAACATGCCAAGTGCCAAATCAATGGAACTTCAAAACGAACTAAATCGAAAATTAGAAGAACGACGCCAAATCGATATAGAAACAGACCAACCTCAATGTAATGCTAACCAAAATTATGGACAATCTTATGGTAATATGGGCATGAATATGGGCACAGGTATGGGCACAGGTATGGGCATGGGAATAGGCATGGGAATGAACTTTGGACAAAATACAATCCAAATTTGATTCTCATTAATTCTCAGATCCTTGGTGATTCTGTGATCTTGTAATCCCTTGGTTAAAAATAAATAAATATAAATCAATGTTTATTTATTATCAACCAGATGGACTTTTATGAGCATAAACTCCGGAAAGAATTATTATCCAAAACCAATATTGATTTTATTGTGGACAGTATTTATGCCAATTTTCGACTTCGAAAAGATACAATTGGTAAGTGTATCAATATTGTAAAAAAATATTTGACCAATTATTTGGATAATTTACAAAGATATCCAGCCAACATCAATGAATTAATTGAAGCAATTGATTATTTAAATAAAAAATGTTATCAGGACTTTACTGAATATTTATCCAATAAATATCCAAATGCCAACATATATCGCAGACCCAAAACAGATCCTACTGAAATGCATCCTGTTGTTAATAAATCGTTTTGTGAAATGAATATTATATCAAATGATCCAGTCAATGTTCCAAATACAGTTAATCCGATCAACACAATTAATTCTGGTGACGCGACAATTGATGTCGTCAGTTCAATGCCATTATCTGTATCCAGCCCAACTGAAAATATTAATATTTTAACGGAAGAAGAAAAGGAAAATTTAATTAAATTTTACGGCATAAAACATGTATCGAATTCTTCAAATGCTGTCACCAATGCCGCAGGCACCACTAACGCCCCCAACGGCACTAATTCGGTCACTCCGGTTTCGAGTCCTACAAATAAAATGGATGAATTTTTATCATATTTGGCCAACCCATTAGTTATTCAAATGTTTGCCAAACTCATTGGACAAAATAAAAATACCTCCACGACTCAGACTCTCACTAATCCAGTCACATTATCAAATGATCACCCTGCTTCTGTGGAAATTTTAGACCAAAATCAGGCACATGAATTGTTAAAGCAATATGCTAATTCAAAAACGATCCCAACAAATCAAACAACTACAGCGGCAAAACAATTGGTAACACCAGTAACACAACCTGTTTCACAATCTGTCACCCAAGCTGGAAAGCCTACGCCAATTATCCAGACATCCACAAAACAAAAATTATTTACCAAACCACCTAACAAACAATCTAACAAACCACCCGCAAAACAACCCACCAGAACATCATCAAAACCACCAAACCCAGTGCCCAAACAATTATCAAATAATTCGAAACAAATATCTAGTCACAGGGCATTACCAAAAGAAAATGAATCATTTTTGGAAGGTAAACAAGTAAGAGAACCAATAGAAGAATCGACGAGAGAATCGATGAAAAAACCACCAGAAGATTCGGCAGAAGAACAAATGGAAGAACCAACAGAAGAATTGTCGGGAGAACAAATCGAAGAATTAACCGGAGAATCAGTAGGAGAACCAATGGAAGAATCAATGGGAGAATCAGTGGGAGAACCAGTGGGAGAACCAGTGGGAGAACCAGTGGAAGAATCAATAGGAGAATCAGTGGAAGAATCAATGGGAGAACTAGCGGAACAGTCGATGGAAGAATCAACAAAAGATCTAGAAGAATCCATGATAGAATCATCCGAAAATAAGATAGAATCCGCGCCTGTGGAACATTTTAATGTCGAGAGTCTAGATTTTACCAATAATAGCAAAGAATCATTAACCATTCTTGGCAACAGAATTAGAGAGGTTCGACAACAAATGGACAAATATGAATTAGATAGAAATATGGAGATGTATGAACAAACTAAAAATGAATTCAACAGACTTGTGCAATATATGAATAATATTATGAATAAATTGACGCGGGCCAAACATGAAATTTCAGCCAGGGCAAAAAAAGCACAACATCAACTAAAAGTGTCCCAAAAGAACGATGGTAAATATCAAATTGAATATCTTGATTATACCATTAGTCCAAAGGAAAATTATCGAGATTTAAAAAATATTGTGATTGGTAACAATATTGAGAAGAAAGTCGCTGAAATAACGTTGATTAGTTATCATTTACCATCAAATTCCAAAAATTTAAATCGTTTCAACAATGAACTAAAAATTTATTTCAACTCTGGTATTACCATTTTTGAAATTGAATGTGGTCAATATGATATTGATTCTTTACTTAAATACATTATGGTAAAAATTCCCTTACTTAACTTAAGTGTGGATGTCAATCAAAAGATAACCATTAAGCATTGTTATGACATTCCATTTGATTTAATTATTGACGAAAACAGTGTCTTCAAAATGTTGGGTTTCAACGGCAGAGCTAATACCTATCAAAAAAAGAGTTGTTATACTGGTTGTGATCCTTATGATTTGGATACTAATACCACCGTTTACTTTTCCATTTGTAATAACATTTCCATGAGCCCAGTGCAACTCAAATTGGATGAACTAGTAACCGCCAACCAATGCCTGAAAAAATTGCGTACACCCATATATGTCAAACAAATTAATCTGAAATTCAAGACAAAAATGGATTATTATTATGATTTTGAGGAACCGTTCAAAATTTGTCTCGAACTGAAGTATTTGAATTAAAAATACATTGCAATTGATCAATATATCACAATCAATGCCAACCAATACCAACCAATCTTAGCGAATCTCACATATATAATAATGGAATCAGGAACTACGATGACCTCCAAACCGGTTAAAAGTAATCCGCTCGATAATGTCAATAAGACAAACAAAAAATTATTTTTGTTTGTCTTGATTGTTATAATTATATTTATTATCATAATTGTCATTATCACACGTATTAATCGCAAACGCCAAACTCATTTGAACGAAATAAATAAAATAATAGACTTGGAAACTCGCACCGAGCGCAGAAAGAGACAAATTGAAATTGCAAGAGCCAATACTACACGCTGTTTATACGGCACCTATCATAATCCGCGTGATTGTTATTTTGGATCAAATTATCGTTGTCATTGGAGCGAGGAAGCCGATCGATGTAATTTGATTAGTCAAAACTAAAATTTTTAGCCAGTGTGTTAATAACGTGATCCACGCGAATTGTGCGGATCACATGAGAAATGTGATTTGTATTTACTGGGTTTGTTACGGAAATAAACATTGCGACAAGAATTAATTTCTTTGAATCCCAAGTAATTTTTAACAATGTCATCAAATGTTTCTCCGGACAATTTACGAATAATGAAGTTACAACTATAAATACCACACTCGGATTGATCTTCTTGGTAAGCTATTTTGTTGTATTTATAAATAACTTGTTTACCTGTTTTAGATTGATAAAATTTTTGGAATTGGTTAATGGTTTGTTTGATAAAGTCCGGTGGTGGCTTGCCATTAGAATCACAAAAATAAATTTCACCACTACCTAAATTAATATATAACGATACCCAATGAGAACCGGGTTGACCAAATTTGTCCAAATTTAAAATAATTCCCAATTGTTTGATACCATGATCCAAATATTGTTTGAAATCAATTTGATAAAGTGAACAAAATGGAAGTCTGACGCAATCCAAAGGAACTGCACCTAAAAATTTAAAGTCGGGATAAATTCTTTCATATTGCATTAGAACTGAGTTTATATCCGCGGTACTAAGCCATTCTATTGGATTATCAGGTCCTTTGCTCCTGAAAGTGTAGTGGTCGAATTCTTCTCTCATTTCATTGACGATTTCATTCATAAAGGATTGTTTGGTGATACAAATCTCATCCCCATGACAAACCCGATCAAATCTTTTCTTGAGTTCTATTAGTAAATATTTTTTGTCAGGTTTGATCTTAATCAAATCATTTGGGTTGTTTAAATTATTTGGACCAGAATGATTGATTTGCGGCGAAAGTTTATTTTTGATAAGATATCTATTATAAGCACTGCACATTTCAATCAGTTGCTCCAACGTAAAACAAGTTTTATTTTCGGCATCATATTTATTTGGCGCACATATATTTTCACTCATTATTTATAATAGATGTGAAAAAATTATTGTTTGTTATTGGGATAATGGAATAATGAAATTCTGATATTGGTTAATGAATTGACCAATATCAGAATTGACATACGCACACTAATAATTATTTTGATACCCGCTGACTGGAATAAAATTTGGTTCGATATTTGTAATATCCTTTCTTGTTGTAATATTTTCTCCATTTATTTTCTGTTTGGTAAAGTGGTTGGTAGGTACTATTAGTGTTTATCGATATATAATCTTTGTGTATTTTGGCGAAAATATCAGCCGTTTTATCTACATCCACTTCAATAACATATTGGACTAGTTTGTCTAATTTTTTTGGATGTTGACGATAAAATAAAATATAGTCCCAAAATTGTTTCAACGTTGGAATAATTGATTCAAACCATGCTGTATTGGCTTTAATTAAATGGCAAGCCACCTGACTCAATCTCCAAAATATAACACGATCAATCAAATAATTTTTGGACAATTCATTTTGATGAAAATGGACCGTTTCATTGGCGATCCACTGTTGAATTTCTACTGGACTCATATGTAATCTCGGAG